GTCATATCTCGTGTAGTGACGAACGTACTTCAAATCTAGTAATCACTAATAACCGGTTCCAAAAAAGGTCAAAAGGAACTAATTGTAATCACACCATTCCCCAAATTCCAAAGAAATCAGATCAATTTCTTAGAAATGTAGGGCTGGATTTATGATTGTTCTTTAAGGAAGACAATTCTACAGACCTGCGCCTTTCTGCAACCATATGGTCTATCCCATCAAAAGCCACGTCGTGCGGATAAAATGCAATTGACCATGCGACTTTATAGATGTGGGCATCAGTGCCAGTAACAGAAATTCTGGGAGCAATATGGTAAAGACCGGGTTTAAAGCCACCAGCCTCATTTGAAGTAAGGACCTTCACATATGAACCGAAGGTCGTAATTCCGTCATTACTGTAATAGTTAATGCCAGAATGCGTCGTTATTTGACCAGACGGTTCAGACGAGGCAGAGGCGCCCCCGGTTGTCACGCCGCCACCATAAATGGCACGCCACGTAATAGACAACACAATCTGTTTGAGCTGCTGAGTACTTTGCGAGTCAGTCAACTCGAAATTCACTCCAGCCTCAGACAACGTGGTCTTAATACCATACGAGGTAATCTCCTCAAAATTGCTCAGCAGCAAATCCTGTCCGGCAGGAATGTCCCACGAACCAGCATTCTGTGAAAAGACATTCGCAACTAAGGCGTTGGAATACTCGGGTTCGTTGGGGATGTAGCTCAAACAAGCCTTCTTAGCTCCTCCTATCTTAGCTTCAACTTTCTTTCGATACATTTGATAACTAGGATGCGAGCCAAGCGTAGCTCTGGCAATACCATCTCCTCCCCACATGATCATTTCAACGTTCGCAATGATCAATGTTCTAGTGTTAGGAACCACTAAAAGGTTATTGATACTAATATCGAACGTATAATGTCCAGGACCAAAACGAGTTTGGTCAGGGCCTGTCGAGTAATACTCATGAAATTCAACTCGAGTAATATTATTAGCGGGACTTCCGTCATTGTATGAATCCTCAATAGGACCCGTAACAGTCACTCCAACCGAGCTGTTAAAAGAACCAGCTGATTGCCACCAATACTCAACAAGCAAAGTAACGCAAGTGAGCGAAGCAGAACTCTTCTCCGAAGTTAAGTCAAAAGACAAAATTCCGGAAGTTTTATCCAACTGAAAATTGTAATCTGCTACTACATAATCGCTCTCCAAAAAGGGTTTCCAGGATGTAACTCCAGCTATGGATTTATTTGAACCCAAATAACCATAGATACCACCCATAATTGCGTCACGATAAGGAACGTCAGACCCAGGACTTGAAATAAGTCTCCTGGGGCCGGTCAACCTCGCGGTCGTCCTCATTCTGAAATGATCAAGCATTCCATTGTCTGCGTCAAGACAACGCGTAGACAACACCTCATGAGCTTCATCAAGCGTCTCAACCTCTGGAGGTAAAACACTGAGAAGGAGTTTTGCAGCGGTAACTATAACTCCAGTTCCTACTCCCTCCAATCCAAAAGTCATGGAGGCTAGGGCGGCTAAGGCCACCGGAGTCACAATAGCATACCAAGAAAACGCTTGAGCGTCAATCGGATCGACAGTAATATTAGCC